TGACATTACAGAACCCGCCCCATTGTTAAGCCCAGCATTGAGTCCAGCCATAGCCATATCACCAACATAAGTAAAGTCTGAGTACAATGAATTGAATGGCGATTTAACTTCGCCAGACAAACTTTGCATTGCATTTATTGGTTGATTGGCACCCTCATCAATACCCTCAGCTAAACCAGTAGTGATAAAACCACCATACTCATTGAAAACACGAGATGGGGAATTGATATCCATTTCACTTGTAAAGGATTCTTTTATGTCGTTAGCCATGTTTTTAGAAGCTTCACTTGCAATTTCAGCTCCGGCTTTAATACCATCACCAACACCTTCAGGAATATTTTTCCCTTTTTCAGGGAAGTCAGCAGCTGCAATTTCTTCTTGTAAACTTGAAACTTGACTTTGTACGATACCCTTGATCTTGTCTGTGATACCTAAAGCACCCGTATCCATACCAGCAGTTAAGCCATTCATAGCTGACTCACCACCTTGAGTAAAGACTTCGTTCAATGTTGCCAATTTTTCATCTGAGGCATTAACAAGTTCTTGAACATACAATCCACCTTGAGGCCCCATCGCTTGCAATTTAGCCAAAATCCCCTCATTTACTCCGCGTTCGGCCAATGTATTGAGGTTTGTTGCCCAATTATTGACCGCCTCTTGGTTTTTTTGGAGGTTGGCAATCATTTCATCGACACTAATAGCGGACTTATACTTGATTTGTTCAAACATGTTCGTTGTGGTTTCAAGCAACTCATTATATTTAGAGCGCATATCATCAACCGCTTTTTGTTGAGCTTTAGACATACCTTCGTATGATATAACTTGTCGATTAGATCCATTTTCAGCAGCTGTTGCCATTGCTTCAGATGCCGCCTGTTGAACTTGAGATGTTTTTTCGTACTCAGTTTGCAATTCTGTCTGAGTATTTTTAAGCTCAGTTTCCTTGTCATTGAGTTCTTGCAGTCTTTCTTTGCGTACACTATCGCTAACATTAGACTCTTCATTCCACTTATTACGTTGTTCTGCAATCTGCTTCAGTTGCTCGCCAATTTCAGCACGCTTTTGTTCGATATCAAGCAGGTTCTTTTGGGATGCCTCCCATGTCGATTCTGCCTCCATCGCTGAGATACGAGCTTTGATTTGATCACTGTTGTGAGACAAAGAATCAGAGTTCTTATCATAGGCCAGATTTAAACCGCTAACTGAGGCATTCAAAGCATCAATCTTTTTCTTGAGATTTTTCTTGTCTGCTGCTGTCTTATTTGTCTTTTGTGATAACTGGACAATTTCGTCAGCCAATTTTTGATAAGATTCTGTATTACCTTTTACAGACTCAAGATTTTTTTGACGTTCTTGTGCACTTTGTTTAACAGAATCTGTTAATTGATCCGTGCTCTTGACTAGCTCCTCTTGTTCTGATTTAAGGCGTTTTGTTTCTTCACTTTCAGCAGTCAACCATTGCCACAACCCTACCAATGCACCAACGGCAAGACCTACACCAGCAACAACCCAACCAATCGGGCCAGTTAAAGCTGTCAGCGCTGCTTTAAATGCTGTTGTTGCAGCGGTTGCAGCAATAGTTGCAGCAGTTTGCAAACTAATAGCACCAGTCAACACACCATAAAGAACAGTAGATGCTGTTAGTGCTCCATTGTTTGCCAGATTGGCCACCATTTGAGCTTTCGTGACTGTCCCACAAGTTGCTTGCGCGGCAGTGATTAAATTAATAATCTGTACTGCCCCTGCAGCTGTTGTTTTGAATGTTTGCCAGGAATTAATTAAGTTTTTTGTCGCAGTTATAGCTTCGTTAGCAGCACGCATAGCCACCAAAGCAGAAACCAAACTAATAATAACTGGTGTCAAAGATGAGATTACAGAAATTCCAGTACCCAAAATACTAAACAAAGTCTGAAAAACAGGCGTACTAGCCTTAATAACATTGACAATCACACCAAAAGCAGCATTGATGATTACTTTCAATGCATCAAAGTTCTCAGCAATTGTTTTTCCTGTTGCTGCCGTTGTTAAATCGTCAAGAGCCTTGATTGTATTTGCGACACCTTTTACAATTGCATTTTTTAAGTTGCCAAAAGAGGTCTGAATCCCTTTACTGTTAGTTTTTGCAAGCTCAGCAAAACCACCAACACCACCGTTTAACTCAATCAACTTTGAGGCGAATTGATCAAACGTAAGTTGTCCCTGTTTTAATGCAGAATAGAAGTCATTCTGAGCAGATTGGCCAGCGAAACCGAATGATTCAGCAGTCTTTTGGAGAGCGTAAGGCATGGTTTCTTGCAATGTTTTCCACGATTGCATATCAACCTTACCGGCTGATAACATCTGACTGAACTGTTGCAAACCACGGCTTGCGTCAGCACTAGAGGATCCTGAGGCAAGAAAGGCATTATTAAGAGCAAGTGTTAAATCTGTTGATTTGTTGATATCTCCAGTAATAGATGTTAAACGTTGAGCTGTACCAACCACTTCATTCAAAGTCGTAGGCAAACCCTCGATACCTGTTGCAAGTTTCTTAGTTGAGCGCGTAACATCTTCTGTACTATGTCCCATCGCTTGCATTACTCTTGGATAACTTTCAAGGGTATCAAAACGCTGAATCGCTCCTCCCAATGAATCTGTCAGAAGATCCACAGCTTTGGATGCTAGTTTAAAGGCAGCGCCACCAAGGGCAAATTTTTTCAGAGAATCACTTCCTCTGTCGCCTTTTTGTGCTGTTTTGTCTAACTCATCGTTTAGAATCTTGACTTTATTGCCATCCACATCAACAACGATGGTCACTTTTCCATCAGCCATTATCTTCTCCCTCCTTTCCTAAACTATATTTAGCTTGTAATTTGCGCATTTTATTCTTATCCCCACCATGTTCTGGTTTCCAGGCACGGATTTCTATAATCTGTTGCATGATTGTATTGTCTGGCAAGGCGTTCAAAAGCGCTTTAAATTCTGTCCATGTCAACTTATTTTGAACTTTTAAAAGATTGATGCCATAGGCTTGCAAAAAACTAGCGTAAATGTATTCTGCATCTTGTTCAAAATCAATCAATTTTTCTTGTTCTTCTTCATCTTTTACTGTTGGCATTGGATTACCTAACAAATCATACTGAACAGTTTCTTTTTCAATTTCTAAAAAATGCTCTTTTATGTAAATCCAACAATCCACAACCTCTTTGATATCGTATAATTCTTGGCCAGTTAGCAAATGAACAATCAATTGAGCTTGTTCTAGGAGCGTCAATTCCTCCTCTTTCAAGATTTCAAAGACATCCAGAACCTTATTAAAAGACAAGTCTATGTCATACTCCTTATCAGCGATAGAAAAATTTGTGATTAAAGCATCATTTAATTTCATAGACATAATTTTTACCTAGCTATTTCTTTTTATTCTTTTTGTGTTTCTTGTTGTTCTTGTTGTTATTCTTGATTGGAGTGACTTTCCCCTTGTTTAAATAGTGACTAGCACGCTCTTTCACTACCGTTTTGTGTTGTTCAGCAACTTCTTCCAACTTGTCATGCAACATGATTGCGGTCTGTTCTAGAGCGTTTTTTAGAGCGTTATAATCTGGATATACAGAATACAACTTATCAAATGTACCATCACCGAAAATAAGATCATATTGGATTTCAAGTTGTTTCTTCTCTAGTTCAATAGCCCCAGCAACTACTTCTTTAGTCACTCCATCACGCTCAATTTTGTTATCAATATTTGCAGTTACCACATCCAATTCATATCGAACAAGGCGACGTTGTAATTCTTCTTCCATGTCATAAAAGCGCATTAAGCTCTCTTGACTTGTATCAAACCATAGCTCTACTTCTCCGATCTTTACTGGAAATCCTGTACGTTTTAGTTCAATCTGAATATCTGTCATGTCTCTACTCCTTTTTCTTGTTAAAAAAGGGCAAGGCTTAAATGCCCGCCCTTATCAAAAGCTATTAGCCAATGCCAGTTTCTTTTGGCGTTGAGTTAAACGAAAGTTTGCATCCAAATGCTTCAAAATCAGAAGCAGCACCAGAACCAGCTTTGATTTCTGTCGCTGTTGCAGCTCCCACCCATTGTTTTTTCTTGTCAGAAGATACAACTTTGTGCCATAGCTTGCGATCATCCCCTGTTTTGTACTTCATGCTAGCAATAAGCGCTTGAGCCTTATCTTCTGGATCATAAGTGCCCTCAAATGTGTAAGCACCTTTAACGCTGACCACCGTTGTTTCTTCAACTCCATCACCATCATAATATGCTTGGTCATCTGTTTTCTCGTCTGTATCATCTGATACATCTGAAATCCATTTAGCAAGTTCCAACCATGCATCTTCTGTTGATGGTTCAGTCCCTCCATTGTATGGAGCTACAAAATGGCCACGTAGGGCATTTTTTTGTCTTGTCATTGTTTATTCCTCTCTATTACGATTTTTGCCACAATTTCAATTGTGTAATAATAATAGCCTTGCTCGTCTTTGCCTTTCATGGCAGGGCGGCTGACTTCCATTCCCATATATTCATAGGAATTATTGTCACTTGGCAAAGCTAAGTCTATCTTTGATAGTTCTGAGGTTACTAACCAGATAGTGTCATTAGCTACTGAGTTCTTTTTTGCCTTTACAGCAATTTCAAATGGCAAAGAAATCTCTTGCGTGCCATCCATATAGCCTCTATCCACTTTCCCACCTGGTATCTGATTGATAACCAGGTCATCTTTGTCATCCTCAAAATAATCAAAGCGTGGTTCAACTGGTAAATTTAAAGTCTTGATATGCTTTAAAAGTACATTTTGAAAGTCATTCTCTCGCATCAAAGCCCCATCCCTTTCACAAATTCTCTAGCCCATTCTTCGGCATGATTGCGAGTAGCAACTTGATCCCATCGTTTGCCAGTTCCCGGAGTGGTGTATCTCCTAAAGGTGACAATGCCGTTTGAACCGTAAAATTGCGCTCTAGCATAAACTGTTCCATAAACAACAGCATCACCTTGTCCGACGATTCGGCCAGAAGCTCTCAACTCTCCACCTCTCAAGGGGATATATTGCTCATTGTCTAGCAAGATTTTGCTAGCGACTGCAACCTTTCCTCTTGTCATGGATTCGCTCGAAAGTTTATGCTTAGCTTTCTGCAAGTCGACTTTAATGGCAATACTCATTAGATCACCTCAATTTCTTGACTGAATATCTCTCCATCATAATAGTTAGTTTGAAATCCATTAATTGTGTAATCTCCTATCCCATCGTTTACTTTTGCACCCATCCAACTGTTATCAACTGTCACAAAAGATAGCGAGGGATAGAGGTATATAACCCCTTGTTTTTGCCTTGATTTTGAATTCCCTGTACCAGATTTTGAGTTACGATTACCAGACGCACCCACCGATCTATCAAAACGTACATTTTTAATAGTCAATGGTTCTGAATACACTTCATCCCCATAATCATTTTTACTAGCTACTTTCTTGATGGTCAGGACATCCTTTAACAAACGCTTGTCAATCCCTTTTAATAGTCGCTTATCGATCATAGGCAACTCCAACAACTAGGCTAAAGCCAGCTTGTTTCAAAGCATTTTCAGCATCCATAGACAAATTGAATTGCTGACCTACTGAGGTGCTTTGTGAGGTGCTATAAGAGATTGATGTACGGCCAATAGAGACACTATTGGCTAGCTGTTTGTCATCCGCTGACATAATGCCAGAGGAATCAAGATAGGCGATTTGGAAAGCCATAGCAAGCTTTACAGCAGATTTGCGATAGGCAATTTCTTTTTCAAAATCAATGCCTTTCTGATAAATGCCGTTAGTATATAGGTCAATCGCTATCTTTGCCCGTTTTGCCAATTTTTCAAATTCAGTAACTTCATCAAAACCTAGCTCATTGAACTCCTCTTGTGTTAAATAAGTCATGCGTAACCTCCCTTAAAAATAAAGGGTGTTGCCACCCCTTATTTAATCTTCAACAGTTGCCTGAGATACATCATCTACTGATGGGGCATCTTCTTCTGGTTCAAGCGTTCCATTTTTGTCAACAAGTTCCAAAACATTTTTCACATCTGGAAAAGTATTTTTTAGTTTCTTGTTGACTTCTTTAGCATAATCTTCATCAAGTTCAATAATGTCATCGACAATAACATCCTTGTTGAGTTGCTCAAAGAAAAGATTTTTTGTTGCTTTGTAAAGTGCCATGTTCTACCTCCTATACAATAGTTCCTGTGACTTTGTAAATTGCTTTCTTGTTGTCATCAAGGGTGTAAGTTCCACCCTTGGCAGCGGCTTGCAATTTCACACCGTCAAAGTTTTCAGATTCAATAACACGGGCTGTTGAGATACCAACAAACGGAATGACAATGCCGTTTGGTGAGAAGATAGCAATAACTCCTGTCTCAAAGTATTGTGCTGGCGTTTCTTCCAAGGTAAAGCCCTTGTATTTTTGTAGCCCATTCTCATCAAGGGAGATGGCCGCCCCTTTAGCGCTTGTAACTGAGGCCATATCAACAATGGCGTTGTAAAGTTCTGAGCGCAAGTAAACAGTAACTGGTGCTGTAACTTCATTGTTTGTGTAATAAGCTGACAACTTATTGAACAAAGCTTTTACTTTGTCATCTGTAAAATCAGCGAGAGCCTCAGCCTTAGCAGCGTTGTCTGACAAGTATTTACCAATCCGCTTGTTCATTGTTCGAGTTTGTGCCTCTGATTGCAATTTCAAGCGATCAGCAACAGCGGCGTTAAGGTCATTGTTTACTGTGTAACGATCAAGCCCCTCATGGATTGTAAGGGTATAGTCATAGTTGACATCTGTATTTTCATACTTAACTTCTGTCAAATCACCAAAGCGTGAACTTGAACCTGAGTTGTCACCAAAATCACCATCATTTGCACCGGTTTTGTATTCGCCGATTACCACTGGTGTATTGTTTGTTTTAACTGAAAAAGCTTTAGAGTTTTCTTGTACGCCGTCTTTAATTTGAAGAGGTGCTAGAGCATTTGAAAAGGCTGCTCGAACTCCAAAGACTGTATCAAGAATGCCCGCATATTGTTGTTCATAGCGGCGCACTGCGTTGTTTTGATTACCTGCCATTTGTAATCTCCTTTCTGTTATTTGCCATACCCGTCAATAATCGCTTGGAATGGGTCAATTTTTGTCCCCTCTCCTGCTGGATTACCTTGAGGTAAAATATTTGGGCTAGGCTTACTTTCTTCAGCTTTAAACAGATAAGGATCACTTTCTTTTAAACCGTTGATTACTTCATCAATCTGAGGTTTTCCATTGTCGTCTAACTGGATAGCATCAACATCAATGAATTTCATCAACTT